CATCGCTGTTGGCTGGGGCGGTGTAGGACGAACCTGCGAGGCGTGTGCTCACGGCGGCGTCCACGCGGGCCAGCTCGGTGGCGAGTTCGGTGCGGACAGCCGATGCGTTTGCGGCTGCTGTCGGAGCGGCAGTCGGGGCCGTGTAGCTTGCCGAGGCGAGGCGCGAGGAGACGGCTGCATCGATGCGGCCGAGTTCGGTGCCAAGTTCGGTGCGGACGGCACCGGCGACCGTGGAGGCGCTAGGCGCGGTTGTCGTCGGGATGCTGTCGATCTTCCCACCGACGCGCTCGAGGTCGGCACGGACTGCGGCGACGATGGAAACTTCGCTGAGGTTGGTGTTGCCGATGGCGCCGACGATGGCGGCTAGGACGGTTTGTCCGTCTGCTTCGTTCAAGAGCGATCCTTCGACTGCCGTTGCGATCTGTGCGGTTGTTGGCGCGGCGCTGTATGCCGAGCTGGCAAGGCGTGTACTCACTGCGGCGTCCACTCGGGCCAACTCCGTTGCCAGCTCCGTGCGGACCTGTGTGGCGATGGCGGCGGCGGTCGGGACGGTCGGCGCGTTGGTCAGCGTGGTCACAACGGCCAGCGTGCCGGATGGCGCGAGGCGGCTGGATATGGTGGCGTCGAGGTTAGCCAGTTTTGTGGAGTTGCTGTCCAACTCGGTGCGGATCTGGACCACGGTTGGAATCGAGAGCGCGGTGATGGCTGCCTCGACGAGGCTTTGGTCTGCGGGGTCGCTTGGGAGGTTGTCGGTTTTGCTCTTGATGGCCGATATGTCCGAGTTGGCCGGTGCTGTATAACCCGAGGATGCAAGGCGTGAGCTGGTTGTTGCGTCGAGGTTTTCGACTCCGGCGCGGCCGAGGACCCAGAGGCTCGGGATGTGTTGGGCGTCCACAGTGGAGTCGGTCGTTTTGAAAATCGCGGCGTATTCACCTTCCGAGGAATTGTCGGTTGATAGCGTGTAGGAATACAACCCACCGCCAAGCGCCGTGGCGCTGCCTGCGGTCACGATTTGCGTGCCAGACGGATTGTAAATATCGATGGTGACGGTGAGGCCAGTTTTGCCTTGTTTCGACGCTGTGAAAAACGCCAAGAACTTAACGGAGGTGGAGACTTGTTCGAGCATGGGTGGTGGTGGGTTTAGATTTCTTCGGGTTGGGGCAGGAGCGGGAGGACTTGGGACATGGGGAGGACTTCGACGATGGGGAATAGTTCAGCGGGGAGATGCGCGAATCCGCCGGAGTAGAGGCCGCCCGGTCCGATTTCGGTCAGGAGGTCTGCGCAGAGCATTTTGCGGCCATCAACGAGATCGACCGGGCTGGCGACATGGCGCGGGTTGCCATGCTCGGATTGGATGACGGCGAGTTGCGCGGCGAGTTCGTGACTGAATACGAGCGCGAGGTTTTTGGCGCTGTCGTAGCTCACGGGTTGGGATATTAGGTCGGCGAGGGTCATGGTATGGCTGCGGCGAGGTCGGTTATGAGCGTGCTGACACGGGAGTCGAGAGCAGCAAGGTCGAGCGATTCTCCAATGCTGTAAAACGCAAGGCGACCATTTGAGCGGGTAGCAATTGCTCCGTTAGTATTTGATCCGTAAACAAATAAGTTGCCATTGTATGTTCCTGTTGATGCGCTTGTAGAGGTTCCAGTCGCTCCAGCCCATCTCCAATTATAACTATTGCTTGCCGTCCTTGAAACGCCAGCCAGCCCTGTGCCAGTTCTGTTTGAATTGGGCACTCCTGTTGTATTCCTTATAAATAATCCAACATTGGTCGAGATGCCACTAGCTACTTGGGGAGTCGGCGTTGTTCGCAACGCGGCCAGATAATACTGATTTATAGCGGTTGCGGGTGTTGATACCCATATAGCAAGGCTGGCATTATTTTGGGGGTCGGCATCAGAAGCGCGATTGCTGTTGAGATATTTAGTCGTGGTATTTCCTACCAAACCAGTTTCCCGATTATAATCCGCAGAAACAAAGTTGAAATTTGTCGGTGCAGTTCCAGCCAGCGGCACAAGCGCACCGTTGAGAGTGCGTGCGCCCGCGAGAATACATGAGCTTTTGATTGCGCTCCAGATGCCGTCCGATTTGCATCCTGCCACAAAATTGTTGATTGCGCTCTTTACCCCGTCCTCAAGAGTCGCGCCGTCTGCGGTTTCGACGGCGGCGATATACGCCAACGCATCAGGGTCTGGTGCTAAAATCGTCGGCACGCGCAGCGGGGAGAGTTGGCCGTAGAGGGGGCTAAGCATAATTTAAATTCCCCTTGTTCGACCACGCGCCGGTGGCGCTGGCTTCGGCGGTGACATCGCCTGCGGAGTTGGTGGTGATGCGGTAGATAGTCCAGGCGGTGGAGTCTTCGGCTGGGCCGGAGGCGGGGTAGTCGTCCCAGGCGAGTCGGCCGATGTAGAGGGTGGTGCCGTCGGTCGCGCTGAGAGACAGGTAGTCGCTCGGGTCGCGGGGTCGGGCGAGGCGGAAGACTTCGTTGGTGTGGTCTTTGCTGTAAAGTCGGCGGTCGGCCAAGTTGATGGCAAGGGAGCCCTGCGCTACTTGCGCGGCGGTGGGGACTCGGCCTGGGACCGTGGAGCGGAGCAGCTGGATGACCGTGGCCATTTGGGAAGTTTTAAGTTTTAAAGATTAAGTTTTAAGCAGTGGCCCCGTGGAGCGGTGGCGCGGACGAGCCGCACCACCGCTGTGGGGAGGGAGGGGAGCTTAGAAGCTGCCGCCGTCGATGGTCACTTCGTTGATAGTGACGCCGCTGATGCTGCCGCCTGTGATGGCGACATTGTTTGCGGCTTGTGTGGCGATGCTGCCGAGGCCGAGCGTGGTGCGGGCATCGGAGGCGGAGGCGTCGTCGATGAGGCTGCGTCCGTAGCTGGAGAGGTCAGCAGTGCTGAACTGATCCGCGCCTGTGGCGTAAATAACCTTGTCGGCGGCTACGGTGACTCCTGCGAGGGCGGCGAGTGTGCCGTCGTAAGCCTGCACATTGGTGCCAATGGCGAGGCCGAGGTTTGTGCGGGCGGCCGAGGCGTCGGTGAGGTCGCTGAGGTTGCTGGACTTGACCAATTTTGTGCCCAGGGCGGTGGTCACGGTCGTCGCGTAGTTCGCGTCATCGGCGATAGCGGCGGCGATTTCGTTCAGCGTGTTGAGGAGGTCGGGAGCGCCGTCAACGAGGTTGCTGACTGCGGTGTCCACATAGCCTTTGGTGGATGCGTCGCTGGAGGCCGAGGGCTCGGCGAGGCCGGTGATCTTCTGGCTGTTCAGCGCGACGGACGCGGTTGGCGCGGCCATCTGGTCGAGGCGGCTGGAGCGGACCTGTGTGTCGAAGTCGGAGACTTTCGACGCGGTGAGCGTGGGGATGTCGCTGGCGGCGAGGTTTGCACCAACGGTGACGCGGCCTTTGGCGTCCACGGTGACTTTGGTGTGCGTGCCTGCTGAGACGCCGCTGTTGGCCAGAGTGGCGGAGATGGAGGCGTTGGCCGAGCCGTTAAAGGCAGAGGCTGTGCCTGTGACATCGCCAGTGAGCGAGATGTCGCGGGCGGTCTGGAGCGCGGTGGCTGTGCCTGCGTTGCCAGAGACGGAACCAGTGATGGTGTCGCTGAAGGTTTTGACGCCTGCAACGGTCTGTGCGCCGTCGAGCATGACGACTGCGCCACGGCCTGCTACTGCGTCGATGGAATTTTCAGAACCGAGATAAAGAACCTCGTTTACTTTATTCCAGGCTGGCTCGCCTGCGAGCAGGCTGGCTGGGGCTCCGGCTGCGCCGGTAAGTCTGCGTTTGATGCGAATATTTGAAGGCATATTATTTAGTGTTTTGGGGGGTTGTTGTATCTGCGGGGTTAGTCCTAAAACTCACCGCCGTCCGAGTTGGCGACAATGGGTACATAGGAAAGGGATGTCGGCTCCCAACGGTGCGGGAGGTTAGTATCGGCGGGAAAATAGATGCGACCGACCAATCCAGAGGTGGGGAAGTTGGCGAGAGTCGGGAAACGCTGCACATCGTCGAAATCGTCGGGAATCATTGAGCCGGAGACTTGGCCTGCGGAATCGAGCTGCGCCACCTGAGCGGTGGTGCTGACCATGTTTCCGGTTAGGGGGTCAAAGGAGATTTGCGACATGGTTAAACGAACGGAGGATACTGAATGAAGGAAGTCTGGAGCTGGGCGTTGTCGGTGGTAGGAACGCCACCGAAATAGGTCATGCGGATGCGGGCGACGGCGGTGCCGCTAAAGCTGTATTCCGTGTAGTCGGTGTTGTTAGTAGCTCCGACTTTATAGATTTGGAATTTGTCGTAGAGCGGTAGCGCAAAACCTGTCGTGACTCGCAGAGCCCCATCTGGTGTGGCTTGCACGGGTTGCACTATGCCAGCGGAACTGCGGGCGGCGATCTGGATTGTTGGATTACTCATATCGTTAATTTAATTATGGTGAATGGTGTCAAGGGGTGATTATTGGAACGAAGCGGAGTAGCGGCGGACCTCGCCTTTGCGCAGCCAGGCGTCGTCCATGCGCTGTTGCAGGATGCCTTCGGCGCGAGCAAACTGGTAGATGGCTTTGTCCCTCTGGCCGTCCTC